AAGAGCAGGGTGGAGCTTGCTACATTTGTGGCTCAGCTCCCACGAGTAGAGCGCTCGACATTGACCATTGTCATAAGAGTGGCAAGGTACGAGGACTGCTTTGCAGTAACCATAATCGCGCCCTTGGTTTGTTAGGCGATGACCCTAACCTGTTGCTCAAGTCAATCGAATACTTGGTGAAGTCACATGACTGAGCTGACACGTGACCATCCCATCTGGGAACAGGTCAACGATATTACATCTGTGCTTTCTTACAACCTATCCAAGAAGTACCATCGGTTTGCCGAACAAGCAGACATCAAGCAAGCCATGAATGAGTACGCTTGGAAACGTAAGGACAAGGTAGCAGAGTACCTTATCCGAGAAGAAGAGAATGAAAAGCGTATGGGTTACAAAGCTTTCTCTACCTTCATGCGTAGGGCAGGCGAGCGATATGCTCGCAAGGAGAAGGCACGTTCGCTTGGCTATGAGTTGGGTGATGAATACTTCTATCGCATCGAGATGATTGAGAACTTAATTAAAGTTCTTGGTTCAGAAGACACTCACTTGGTTAACCAAGTACTAGACCCAGATGTTCATGGCATCAAAGCTAAGAAGCAAGCAAGTGAAGGTAACAATCTGCTAGCTATGCTAGCCGATGTTGACCGCGCAATGAAGAAGCTTGACCCACGTACACAAGGGATACTCAACGCTAGGTTTGCACAAGACCAACCACTAACAGAGATTGCTACTAACTGGGAGATATCCCCGCAACGAGTAGAGCAGATAGCAACACGAGGTGTACGAGATATATCAGAACTACTTGGAGGAGGGGCTCCGTACTAATGGCAACTTGGGATTTCAAATGTATTACCTGTGACAAGGTGGTAGAACATAACATTAAAGATGGTGAAGAGTTTCCTAAATGCAGTGATTGCAACATAACATTAACGAAGCTGTTCGTCGCAGCACCTATTCACTTTAAAGGTGGAGGATGGGCAGGAGGTAGCAACGTTGGGTAAGTCAGGCAACCCTGCTAAGCAGGTTAAACCAAAAGCTTTTAATAACCAAATCATGTTGACTTGGTGTGACAATGGAACTGTCGACGGTAAGTTTATGGAGGGCGTGGTCTATACAATCTTGACCGCAGGTTTGCCCATCTCATCAGCTCAACGTGTGCAAGGTAATCAGATAGGTAGACAACGTGAGACAGCGTTTGATACTTGGCACAAGCAGACAGATTTTGATTGGATACTGTGGGTAGATAGCGACATCGTTCTTACGAACGAGGCGCTTCAATTGGTATGGGATGCAGCTGACCCAGTCAACCGACCTGTTGTTAGCGGAACTTACTACATTAGTAAGCAGATGGAATCCTCCATCATGCAACCATACGCTGCCCTGTTCACAGCCCATGACGATGACAAGTACACGATGTCATACATCCATCCTCTACCACCCAACCAGTTGCTTAAGATTGATTACGCTGGCTTCGGCTTCTTACTCATGCATCGCAATGCAGCAGATAAGATACGAGAATTCCATGGTGATAAGCCACTGTTTCTAGAGACAGATGCTGGTGGTGCGGACGGTAAGGATAGATTTATTGGTGAGGATATCCAGTTCTTCATGAACATGAAGGAAGCAGGCGTCCCACTATACGGACACACTGGTGCTGGTGTTAAACACATGAAGCGATTTGCATATGACGAAGAGTTCTACAAACTCTATTGGATTACGATGATGAATAGTATGAAAGCTCAGGCGCGTGAAGAAGAAAAGGCGGGGGAATAATCCCCCGCCTTTCGTCTTACCACTGGCTAACGTCAGAGAAGAATTCTCTTTTCGTTTGCTCAGCGTTGTAGCACAGCTGATACATATCAGCCCTGCCTTTCTTATTACCCAACCGATAGGCAAAGAAACCTACTGTTAATGCGACAATGATTGTAATCATTTCTTTAATTCTCCAATTCGTTCTAGTAATTTATCTGGCTGTTCAAGGTGGACGATGAGGGCTCTGCCCCCATCGCCTTCTATATCTACGGCAACCAAGTGCTTAACAAACTTCTCTGCCTGTAGTTGTGTGTTGAACTCACCCCACGCTTGGACTGGAGCCCATCTTGCTAGCTGTGCTATGAGTATGTATGAGTCACGCTTACCTCGTGCCGTATCCAGCGCTTCGATAATCTCTAACGCTAACTCGCTAGCACTTTCGGAGGCGCTATCTTCTGGGTCTAATAAGTTAGCAACTAACTTAATCTCAGTCGGACGTGGTCGTGCCATTAGTATTCCTTCATGCACTGCACGTATCTCTGGTGGTAAGCCAGAGCTTCGAGTGCTTCACGTGTAGTTCGTCGTTCGATTTCTGCATTGCAGTAATCGCATATGATTGTCACGCTTGCTAGATGTATCATGCTTCTTTCCTCACTTCCCATTCTCGTGTAACTATTTCGCAGACATCTCCGTCTGCTTCCTTGTAGTACATATGAGCACCAGCCATGAAGAGAACCTCGTCCTCATCATCGCCGATACCGTAGGTATCATGGTACCCACAGTACCATGACCACCCAGCGATAGGCTTTATTACTAGTGATGGCTCACGCACCACTAACGTGGTGCTGTCCTTGAGTTTACCCATCGGTATTCTCATGTCGTGAATAGAGAATGACGTCAGTCATTGTCACTTCTAGTTCATCGTGACGTGGTTGTTCAACCAACTCTGGTTGATTATTTTTTTCTGCATAGATTGCTAGGTAATCTAAAGCTTTGAGAAGGTACTGCCCATCCTCCGCTGATAGCGGAGGCTGAGCAACCTCTTGGTCGAACTCATCTACGTACTTCTGTAGCGGGTTCTCTGTCATAGTTAAACTCCTTTCGTGATTAGTTCAAGAGCCTTGCTCTTGGTGCGGTCGAATGAACCAGACACCACGCGCTCTGCTCGTACTGCTCCTGACTTGTGGCTGAACCAATCGATGTACTCAACGATTGCTTGGAATGCACCGAAGGCTGTGCCTTTGAGGTTATCTTGTGTGCCAGTTGCACCTTGGTAGATATTCATAGCAGCACCACGTGCATCCAGTGCTTTGTTGTACTGACGCTTCTCTCCTTGAGAGAGACGGAAGTATGGGATTGATTCGACATGGCTAGGCAGTGACCACATCTTCTTAAAGATGTTGGCTACATCATCATCATTAACAGTTGTATTCAACAACTTGTCAGCCACAGATTCGTATGTCTCGATACCTGTATAGATAATGTCCAACATTTGGCGAAGGTCATTGACCTTTAGCTGAGCGTTGGTTGTGTGGTGCAAGGAATACTTTGTATCCTTGCGGAAGATGCCAGAGATTTGATTGGTGCAGAACAATCGGTTAACGATTGGTGTGATACCCAATGAGCATGACCCATCATGGGAGGTTCGTGCTAGTAGGTATGCAGAGTGTGGGTCACCAGCAATCTTCACTTCCTTTGGAAGTGCAAGGGTCATCCAGACTTGAGCACCACCACGTAACGCACCTGCTGCTGCATACCTGGCTTCGCCAGAATCTACTAGTGCATCCAGCGCTGAGAACATCTCATCATTCTGGAATACTTTGTATCGGCTACCAACTGTACCTAGTACAGCCTGACTACCATCCTTATCGGTACGGACAGTGGCTAATGTATTGGGTACTGGCAGACGGCTAACGCCGTCGTTGCTTAACGCCAAAGCTTCGACATCAGCAAGTGATACTTGCCAGTCGAGTCCCGCTTGTACTGCTGCATCATGTGCTGATGTTGCTGTTACTTCATAGCCTGCAATGCTCATTGCTTGGCGTCGTTCTGTTCTTGTTGTCATTTGTATTTCCTTTCAGGTTGGGTTGGATGGGAAGTTATATTCTCACATACGGCTGGCAAAGTCAACGACTGCATCTTTAAGCTGGTCGTGATAATGCCCTGTGTTGCAGACGATTTCGCCTGTATCTGGGTGGAGGTACGCCCTCCATGTTACGTAAGGGTCGGCGTTCCTTAACATCGGCTCGCTACCTTGTAGGTCTTTCAGCCATAGACAGAGGATGATTTTCTCACCATCTACCCATGAGTTCTTAGCGTCGACGATGACTGCCCCATTGGGGCAGCTAGCGCCACGTCTGATTGTTGCCATCGTTATGCCTCCTGTATGTATTCGATACGTGTGTCATCGATAGACCATGTGTCTACCTCTGTGTTCTGGTTGTCTATATCCCACTCGATGTCAGCGCTGATACCGATTTCTTCTGCGATTGAACGAGCATCCTCTTCGGACGCTGCCGTTACCTTGAATGATGCATAGACTGTGTATCGAACCTGTACTTCGTACTCTTTAGTGAACACAAGTTGGCTACCGAATACCTCGTTGAGTATGTCTGATACCTCACCGAAGGTGATGTTGCTTGTCTCTTCACACTTGCCATCTTGGATGGCGTCGTTGAGCATCGTGTATAAATCACGCACTTGATTGCGATGATTGTTGATGGTGGTACGTAGACCATCATTGATGGTTCGTTGTGACTCAAGGTCAACACGTAGTTTGTCAGCCTCGCTAAGTGATGCTATGCCTACTGCTTCTTGTACTGCTTGTTCGGTTGTTGTCATGGTGGTGCCTCCTTCGGTTGGTTGGGTTGATACGTACTGCATTTGCTTGCCACATGGGCAGGTCATCTTGACTTCACCGCTTGGAAATCCAAAGCCATCTCTGGCATGGAATTCAACGGCTGAATCACATTCATCTTGGTCACATACGAACCAATACTTTTGGCTGGTCATTTGGTTTTCCTTTCGGTTGGTTAATCGGTCGGTTATATATATGCATAGCTTTGCTATGCTATCTTTGACGCCTGTTATCCACAGCATGCGCCATCGTTGGTATCGGCACAGCATTCTGAACAGAATGGTTCGTTGTCCTTCATGCTATTCCGACATCCATATTCATCCATCGTGTTGGTACATGGGTGTCCCTCGTATCCGAAGCACACGAGTTGAGCCAGTTCATCGGCTGTCATATCGTAGATATGTTTACTCATCATCTTCCTCCTCCTCCATGTGGTGTGGGTCAATAGCAAGTTTGCTATCGATTAGATATGCACGTACTGCATTGTCGATACCTTCGTATCCATCTTCGTCGATAGATACTGGTTGCCAATGGTCGCGGATAATCCACGCCATCAGTACTGCTGGCGTGAATACGGTTACGATGTCGTACTCTTCCTGTTGTTCGGTCATTGTTACCAATGAATGCCAGATTGCTAGGTCGGTCATGGCAGAGCGCCATATCTCTAGTGATTTGCGATAGGTTGTTAAAGATTCCGCAGCCTTTACAAGTAAAGTCACGCTGTCTTCTACTGTGTTCATGTGTTCCTCCTTATTTCTTTGCGATAGCAAAGCGAATGTCTGCCTTGCCATCGATACATAGTCGGCATGTTGCACAAGCACTACCTTCGGTAGTGATTAGTGGAATGGAACCCAGATTCTCTGGGCATTTCGCACCCACCTTGCCAGTCATACTGAGCATCGTGTCCTTTGCATCAGCAAAGGTGTCAGATAGATAGGCAACCTTTATCTTTACACCTTCGGTGCGTAGATAAACAGCGTTGGTTTTGTTCTCATCATCTGTACTAAAGTACAGCGATAGGTTGTCAAGTCCATCCAGAATTCTTGCAGCAGATGGGACTCGTGTATATACCCAGAACTTGATGTCTGGGTTGAGCATGATGACTGCTCGCCATGCCTTGGCATAGGTATCGGAGAAGAAATCCCCATCCCAATGGATGCGGAAGATTAGTTCCGCATCTTTTGATTTGCATTCCAATCGGAATGAAGCAACCATGTCATCCAATAAATTGGACATAGTCTCTAGGTCTGCATCTTTAAGCAGGTTCCAGTTGTGTAAGAGAGTATCTCTTACTGATGGGAAGATGCGCTCCAACTTTCCAGCGTAGCAAATCTTCTCGCATATACTGGTGGCGTTGGGACATGAGTACTGCTTACCACTAGGTAAGCCGAACGTGTTAGCAATTGCTGAGCGTTTGCCATTTGGTGTTGGCATATTGGTGACCTTACGGTCATTGGAACGCTTGAGTCCTGCCATTGTGTTGCTCCTTTCGGTTGGTTGGTTTAGCCCTTATATATATGCACAGCTTTGCTGTGCTATCTATTCATGGTCGAAGTCGCACCATGGTTCGAGATGATGCCCCTCTACGATGGTGTATGCGGGGGCTGTAGGGTAGCCACGCCATGTGACACCGTCTGGTAGTTGGATACTCTTGTGAGTATCCCCTTCCGATACCGCATAGATGGCTTCGATACATGGTTCCACCATGGTAAGTGGAACTGGCGGGTAGTGATTGCTTCGCAATTGGATGCTGATAGATTGCCGAATGTCAAGGACATTCTCTGCCAAGTCTTGAGCCATCATGCTCCCCATTACGCGACCTCCTTGTCTGCTTCAATTGCATACTTTGCAATTGCATCGAACTCACTTGCTCCCCATCCGAGCAGTAATTGCTTTAGCAAATTGACTGCCGATGCAGGGATTGTTTCTTCTACTTGACTAATTACATTAGTCACCATAGTTTCGTAGTCGTACTGGATTACATCGCTGATAGACGCGACGCTTCCCTTGTATACGCGAGTCATCTGGATGAGGTCATCCCATGCCTCTTGGTCATTCTCGACTACCATTAGGTAGTCCCTTACGAATACTTCTCCTGCGAACTTCATTAGATTTCTCCATTCTCTTGTAGTTTTCCGATGGCATTTGCCATCGCTTCTTGCCATGTGTATCCTTCTCCTCCACCTACGAAGGTTTCCCAGTCATTGAGTTTGAAGAACTCAACGTAGTATCTTGTCCCGCGAGGGGCGTTCTCATCTTCTTGGTGGTTCAGTTGTACTTTGTAGTCCATCATCGTTCCTCTCGAATTGTTGTTGCCCAGTGTTGCTCTATATCAGCAGACCTACGGTCTGCTATCTTGATATCCACGTAGTCCCATACGAGAGCCACGAGTAGGATGCCAATCACGCTGAAGAGGATTCCAATTGCGAGGAAGTCTCCCCAATAAAGTCCATAACCGTTCATAACTTTTCTCCAATCTGCCAATCGAATTTCGGCTGGCTCCCCTTATATAAGCAAAGCTTTGCTTTGCTATCTTGAGATGTGCATGCGCCTGCATCATGGCGCCCGCCTGTTAGTAGCCAATACGCGTGAGGTATTAGTAGTCCATATACGTGCATGCAGGTCTGCCCGCGCATACGTATGTATGCAGCGGTGTGTATGTGTGGGGTGTGTGTTCATGTATGTATGACATGACCAACAGGCTCACGACACGCTTCCTGTCCGTCTGAATTTGACATGCTGGGGCTGGTCGTGTATTATGGTTTCCATCAGTCGGCGCTGGGCTGGCTGATAACCAACCGAAAGGCAAGAAGATGATTACAGCATGGACACACGATGATTTACTAGTAAATCTCAAGGATGAAGTTAACGAAGTTAAAGAGTTCTACAACGTACCTTCGCTCGACCATGTACCCGATTTCGAATTAACTACAGTTAAATACGCTCAACTTGGTGACCTAGTTCCACTAGGTAAGGGTCGCGTAGGTATCGTTTTCGACGTAGTCGAAAGCTTCGGAGTGCGCGAGTTAAGTATCGTGGCATCAAACCTTCGCGTGGTTCTCAAGCGAGTAAGCGCATGAGGGCGATAGCGTGTGACGATAACGGTACTCTCGCGGTGGTACGCGAGGGGAAGTTAGATATCTATACGCTCATCGGCGAAGCCGACACGCCCAAGGATTTGACAAGTCGGAGTGTGTATACACTCCTTCACTCCATAGGCGAGCCCGATAGTGAGGCGCGTATATATGAGTGGTTCAGGGCTCTATAGATAGTCAAGCCCCTCTTCCATCTCCGCGAGGACGGTGGGGGAGGGGTTCGCCTTTTCAGGCACAGTTACGCGGGGCAGGGGGCAACCCTTGCCCCTTTTTTTGTGTGTTTTACCCTAGCCGACCCCCAGGATGTTTAACCCCACCCCCCACCCGCCCCCCACTATCAACCAAAATATTTTCACCAGAACCAGGCTCTGACCTGCACTTTTAATATATTTTAAAAATAATTACCAAAACCCCTTGAGACACGCCCACTCTCTAGACCCCTATATAAGTGTAACGGCGAAGTTCCACTGAGCCGTAAACGGCAGTCTTAACGACTGCCTTTATTGGTAAATAAGCTTATGTGGGGATACCTCTGTCTGGACCCCTGTAGACCCCTACAGATACTGGAGTAGAGTTGGAAAGAAATCTAACCCCCGAAGAGGCTCGTAAAGAACTCATCGACTTGGTACGCCAAGGGCGCACCATCGCCGATGCCCTAAAGGTTATTGGTCGCTCTCGCTCTTGGTATGATACCCAACGGCGCGAAGCTCAAGGCTTCGCTGCCTACGTAGACAATGCTCGGTTTAGAACAGCAGACCTCGCAGAAGATGCTCGGTCTGGTCTATCTGACTTTGCCGAATTCTCCGAGAAGTATCTTGGTGCGAAAGTTTGGGACCACATGCTTAACGTGGTCGATATGTTAGAGGGCAGAGAGCCCCGCTGGATTGAACCAGCAATGACTTACGAAAAAGGCTCTGGCGGTCTATCTCGTTTGCTGGTAAACGTACCACCAAACCACGCCAAGACGATGACTATCACGATTAACTACGTGACTTACCGTATCGTTAAGAATCCTAACATCTCGGTTATCGTAATTTCGAAAACCCAGGAACAGGCAAAGAAGTTTCTCTACGCTATTAAGCAGCGTTTAACGCATCCGCGTTACGCTGACTTACAAGCTGCCTTCGGTCCAGCCGATGGCTATAAAGCTACCGCTGACCAGTGGTCGGCTAACAAGATTTACCTTGGCGGAGATATCCGCGACAACGACGCTAAAGACCCTACGGTCGAAGCTATCGGTATGGGCGGTCAGGTCTACGGCGCACGTGCAGACCTAATCGTGCTAGACGACGTGGTGACGTTGTCGAACGCCAATGAATGGGCGAAACAACAAGAATGGATTAGGCAGGAAGTTGCCTCACGTCTCCCACCAGGAGGCGGTCAGCTTCTCGTAGTCGGTACTCGCGTATCAGCAGTCGACTTGTATAAAGAACTTCGCAACCCCCAGCATTACACGGATGGTGTACTTCCGTGGTCATATTTGTCCATGCCAGCAGTACTTGAGTACGCTGACAATCCAAAGGATTGGAAAACCCTTTGGGCTAAATCAGAGCAACCTCTTACAGACACTGACGTGCCTGACGAGAATGGTTACTTTGACCGATGGACAGGCGAACGCTTAACGGCGGTTCGCAACGAGGCAGGACCATCCAAATGGTCACTGGTTTACCAGAACCTCGATATCGCGGAGAATGCAATCTTCGACCCGATGTGCGTCAGAGGCGCAGTCAATGGAATGAGAAAATCGGGTGCGCTTATTGCAGGCGCAGCGGGACATCCTGATAATGCACAGAACTTCTATCGCATTATTGGTATTGACCCAGCGATGTCTGGCGACACCGCAGCTGTAGCTTACGCAGTTGACCGCAGAACCCACAAGCGCTATGTCATGGACGTTCACGTCATGAGCAGCCCCACACCTGCAGCAATTCGCTCCTTGATAAGAGAGTGGACGGATGCGTACAAACCGCATACCGTTATCGTTGAGTCAAACGCTTTTCAGCTTTTCTTAACACAGGACGAGGAAATTAGAAACTTCCTCGCCACACGTGGTATTAATTACCGACCACATTACACAGGTAATAATAAGCAAGACCCAGAGTTTGGCGTAGCCTCACTCGCACCGTTGTTCGGTACCGTCATTAAGCGAGACGGTAACAACAACAACTTGAAACATGCAGGCGACAACATGATTGAGTTGCCAGACAGTTCAAGAAATGAACATATTAAAAAGCTAGTAGAACAACTTGTAACCTGGCAGCCAGGAGTACAAGGCAAGCGATTAAAGATGGACGCCGTGATGGCGTTATGGTTCTGTGAAATCGTAGCCCGTGATGTTCTACTTACTTCAGCAAATGTACCAAACTTCCTCAAAAACGAATTCACACCTCGTTCCGAGATTGAGTCTAGGTACATCGTCAACTTAGATGACTTAGCTGCAGCGCAGCGAATAGTGAGATTGTGACTTCATGAAAGAATTCGTACAAGCTTTTGAGCAATTAAAAGCTAGAAACGCCGAGCGCGATAAGCGCATGCGCGAGGTAGCTTTAGTTCGTGCTGGTCAAGCAGACCAAGTATTTCGTGGCTTGTTCCCAGAAGGAACTTGGTCACGTCCAATCATTGCTAACCTTATCGACGTTGTAGCTCGTGATGTATCTGAGCAAGCTGGTGTTCTACCTACCATTACTGCTGCTGGAGATTCATCTCTCGATGATTCCCAGCGTACCAAAGCTGATAAGCGTACAAAGATTTGTAATTACTATGTAGCTTCATCACGACTTGGTACGGAACTACTGCGTGGCGCAGACCAGTTGGGTACATACGGATTCGTTGTATTCCGTGTGGAACCTAACTTTAAAGAACGTCGCCCACATATTCATGTTGAAAACTCCATGGGTGCGTATTACGACGTTGATAGATTTGGCGAAGTCCAAGTTTATGCTCGCTCTTACTATCGTAAGGCGGGAGATTTAGCAGCTCAGTTCCCTGAGTATGCTGACAAGATTCTACAAACAGGTGCGTTCTCTCGTGGAGATACAAACCAACTTCTTGAAGTTGTACGATGGACTGACAAGAAGCAAGCAATTATGTTTATCCCAGAACGAGGGGGAGTAGTACTTGCACAGACACCAAACAAACTCGGTAAAGTCCCAGTTGCGATTGCTCAACGTCCTTCTCTCGACGGAGAAGTCCGTGGCTCATTCGACGATGTACTACCTGTTTATGCAGCCAAGGCGCGACTTGCTCTTCTTACCATGGAAGCTGTTCAAAAGTCTGTTGAAGCTCCTCTTGCTTTGCCTACTGATGTTACTCAGCTTTCCGTTGGTCCTGATTCAGTTATTCGTTCTAACTCCCCTGAGAAAATTCGTCGTATTAATCTGGACGTACCTCAGTTCGCATTTGCGGAAAACAATGTCCTAGCCGATGAAATGAAGTTGGGAACACGATTCCCACAAGCACGTGCAGGACAAGCAGAGGGTTCTATCGTTACTGGTCAAGGCGTCAAGGCGCTTATGGCTGGATTCGATTCACAAATCAAAGTTATTCAATCAGTACTTGGTGAGGCAATTGGTCAAGCTATTTCGCTTGCACTAGCAACCGATGAAGTTTACTTCAAGGAAGTTACACGTGAAGTATCTGCTACAGCAAACGGTGTTCCTTACAAGTTAAAGTACAAACCATCAGCCGACATTAACGGTAACTACGGAGTTACGGTTGAATACGGACTAATGGCAGGTCTAGACCCTAACAGAGCGCTTGTATGGGGTCTTCAAGCTCGTGGCGACAAGCTAATCTCTCGCGGGATGCTACGTCGCAATCTACCGATTTCGCTCAATGCTGGAGAAGAAGAGCGAGCAATCGACATTGAAGAGATGCGTGACTCCCTTAAGGCGTCAGTTGCATCAATGGCTCAAGCAATTCCACAAATGGTTATGCAAGGTCAAGACCCAATGAAGATTGTTGAAAGAATGGCTGCAGTTATTGATGAACGTAAGAAGGGTACACCGCTAGAAGATGCGGTTGCCAAAGCGTTCAAGCCAGAACCAGCACCAAAACAACCTCAAGCACCAGGAATGCCTCCACAGGGAGCAGCACCTGAGCAGGGTATGGGTGGCGAACAGCCAGAATTCCAACAAGAACGTCCAGCAATGCAAGAACTTCTTGCAGGTTTAACTGGCGGAGGAAACCCTAATCTCGCTGCAAGAGTAACTCGTCAAATACCAGCATAAACAAGGAGAAAAAATGTTCGGAAAGCAAGGAAAGATGGCAAAGGCTCCAGTCCACCCAGGACACGCAGGCAAGAAGAATGGCGGTAAGGGTGTAGGACTAGGACAAGTTGATGTAGCAAAGGCTCCAAAGACCATCAAGGGTAACAACCAAAAGCTTAAGTAAAGGATAACCATGGCAGCCAAGAAGCCAACAACAAGAAAATATCGGCAGGCAAAACAGGCTGCCAAACCTGCTGCTAAAGCAGCATTTCCTGGCAAGAAGCAAGCAGGAAAGCGTGACCCTAAGCTAAAGATTAGTTTAGAAGATAAGCAAATTGCTGATGAAGTAAAGAAAACAGCTAAGTCTGAACTTGGCAAGAATGCATATCTCAGCAAGTCTGAATACAACATGCAGCAAGCTGCATCTCGTGCAAGATTCCAAGATGCAATGCGTGAAGAGTTCGGCGAATACGCTGGAAAGAAAGCCTCACCTGCTGAATCAGAAGTTTCTAGAGCAGCTAAAGCAACTTCAGCAGGAAATGGTTCATCTCTTGTAGAAGATGGCAAGGTTGTATCTAAGGCTCGTGCCGAAGAAATCATGTCAGGCAAGAAAGAATCACCTGCTAAGAAGAAGGCAGCAACAAAGAAGCCTTCTGCTTCTAAGAAGCCACCAGTTGACGTTAAGAATGTTGCAAAAGTTGTAGGCAAAGCAGCTACTGCTGCTAAGACAGCTAAGACTGTTGCTAAAGGTGGTAAGTCTGCTGCAAGAGCAGCTCGTTCTGCTGCAAATAAGGCAGCATGGAAGAACATGACACCAGAAGAGCGCAAGAACTGGAGAGCAAATAAGCCAGGCGCTAAGACAGAAAAGCCTTCTAAGTATCAAGCAGCACGTAATGCAGGTAAGACCCCAGCAGATGCAGCTAAAAAAGCTAACCCAAGGTTGTTTAAGAATCCTACAGCAGAAGCACCAGTAAGAATGCCAAAGGAAACAACTAAGACGACTCCAACAAACGTTAAGACTCCAACACGTCCTACGGATGCATCACTTCGCGCAAATGAAGATGCATATCTTAAGAAGACTAAAGAGCGCCTTGACGCCAAGAGTCAAACAAAGCCTAAAGCTTCTAAGCCTGCACCTAAACCTGCAGCAACTACACCAAAGCCAGAACCAAAGAAGGTTACAGCACCTGTTAAAAAAGGTTCAAAGACAGTTCGTGCTAGCAAGTTTATTGCTAAAAAGTTCCCACTAGCTATGCTAGCTGGAGAAGTTGGTTCAGTAGTTAAAGGTTCAACCGCTAAAGACCTTACTGAGATTAATCGTCTCAAGGCAAAGCTTGGCGAAAAGCCAATGTCTGCTAAAGAAGGTGCTGCAACACAAGCAAGTAGCCTTGCGAATCTTGCAACTATGGGTCTTGTTGGTAAGACTCGTCGTCAGCGCATGGATGAACTTAATGCAAAGATTAAGAAGCAAGAAGCTGCAACAGCAAAAGCTAATAAGGGATTACGTTATGGTAAAGGCGGAGAGAGCCTAGTACCAGGAACAGCAGCATATAAGGCTGGCTCTAAGACACGTCCTTCAGCAACTGCTTCTTCAACAAAGCCAACTGTTGGTGCAGGTGGTTCAACCACTAAGTACACAGTTAAGAAGGGCGACACCTTGTCAGGTATCGCTAAGAACTCAGGTCTTTCATTAGCCGAAGTACGCAAACTAAACCCTGAACTTATGAGCAATCCTAAGTACAAAAAGGGTGCAGCTATTTGGTCTGGTACAAAGGTTAACGTTAAAAAGAAATAGGTAAACAATGTCAATGATGCAGCCTTCAGGTCCAGGCAAGTTCGCCAAGCGAACAGATATGCAAGGAGCAAAGAGACTACCTAATGCTGCCTACGGCGAGCAGAAGCAGTTTCAAGCACAGCAAGCAGCAGCACCAATGGCAAAAGCACCTACTCAAAAAGCATCAAACCCAATGGCAGGTGCTTTGCCTTTAACTGCTCCAACTCGTAGACCAAACGAACCTGTAACAGCGGGCGTTAATTCAGGTCCAGGACCAGGTAGAGAAATCTTGGGTATTAAGTCTCCAGTTGATGTTCAACTAGATGACCTAAACAAGATAGCAAAGTACATGCCATTGATGATGCGATTCGCAGAATCGCCAAACTCAACTGGCACAATGAAAGCATTTGTTAAATATCTAAGGAGTCAAACCGAATGAGAGCACTCAAGAAGTTCGAAGAGAACCTTGAGTACCTTGGCTTTGACATGGCTCCATTAGCTTGGGATATCGCACGTATGAATTTCCCAAACGATGATGACCGACTTGCTCTATTAGAAGAATTGACTGTTAAGAAGGAGGTCACACCAGGTGTCAATGACGGAATGGTGGAATGACCCACAGTATGGACAGCAACCTTCTAAAGTTAAAACATCTAAAGTAGATGATTTTAAAAAGCAAACTGACAAAACCAAGGTAGGAAAAGCTGAAGCAGCTATCGTACCCAAGGTAGCAGAAGCACTTGAAGCAGGTAAGAAGAAGCCAATTCTTGGCGCAGTTCTTAACCCAGCAATGCGCGTCCTTGAAACATTTGGCACACGTGTTGTTCAGCCAGCTACTCAGGCAGTATCAACTGCACTTCTTACGCCACAGGCTATGGCTGCTGGCAAAGGAAACGTTATTGAATCTTTCCGTTATGCCAAGAAGCAATCTGAAAAGATTTCAATGGGTCAAGCACTTGCTGGCGGTGTTGGAAAGATTGCATCACCAGTATTAGGCGATGTAACAAACACTACGTTTCTTGATGAAGACTTTGATATCTTTAATGACAAGAAGCGTGACAAGGCATTCAGGGATGAATGGATTGGTATTGTTGCATCTGGTTCTACTGATTTAGCTTTAGCTGCACTTGGAACTAAAGGTGCTGGCGGAACTATTCGCTATGCTGGAAAGAAAGTTGCTGGACCAAAGCGTCTTGCTACACCAGATGACGTTAACAAGTTTCGTGAGGAACTTGAGACAGCAGTCACTGAATCTGTATTGCCAGCTACCCAACGTACCAAAAGCGGTGTTACCGTGTTGGTCGATGACGCAGTTAAAGAAAAAGATTTAACTAAGCTTGCTGCTAATCCGCTTATTAGCGAAACAGCAAACCCATACCGTACAGCAACAATTGTATCTAGATTAGATAACCACCGCGATGTAGCAGATTACTTGCTAGCAGAACGCGGTGACTTGGACGCATTCAACCGCTTCTTTAATAGTAAGCCACTCGATGCTGACCATATAGATGACTATGGGTTTGATAAGACTTCCCCTATTTCTGATTGGTCGAAGTTAAATGAAGAACTTCTGGACCCTAAGATGGTATCAAGAATGCAACGCATCCTTGATGCTAAGAAGTCATCTGACCCTAAACTTGCTCGTGCCTTAGAAGAATTTGCAAACAACATACCTCGCGGTTATCAGCTTTCAGATTACCGTCCAGGACGTTTTGCTGCACTTGAATCACTTGGTCTTGCCAAGAAGAAAATTGCGCTTCAAGCGCAATACGGTGACCTTAAGTTGTTTGGTGCCGATGGTGCCGAAGGTTGGAAGACACAAGTTTACCAAACAAATACTTATGACAGAGTCATTCGTACAATTGCTTGGGTTGGTTCAGGTCGTCCACAGGGATATATTAATATCTCTAACCCTCGTTCTTTCGAAGCATCTAATGATTTACTATCAGACCTTAACCGTCTTCAGTTTTTAAGTGGAGACTCAGGTGCATTGTTCAAGCGCAAGATGGTAAACAAGTTTCTCAATGCACAGGATGATACGCAACGTGCTATCGCTTTAGGTGAAATCGAAGAGATGGTTATGATTCGCCTAGCTAAATTCTATGGCGTAACAGACCTTCAAGATATTCGTACACCTACCGATGCTATTGACCAAATTAAACAATGGCGTAATAAGGCTAATGAGTCACGTTCAACCATCAAGCAATTTGCTGTCAAGAATGGTTTCATTCCTGATAACGATGGTTCGATTAACGTGCAGAATTTTATTTCAAACTCAAACGAAGCACAAACAATCCCAATGCTTGACTTCCGTCGACTAGAAGCAGAAGTAATTATTAATGCTCGTCGTGCAGCAGGTAAAGGAACAAAGGTAACTGAAGGTCAATATCGCGGAGCAGTAGCATCCAAAGTTGCGATGAACACTGGTCAGTTCCTTGACTTAGCTAACATGGTTTTCTCAAACCTTAACTTGCTTCGTCTTGCTTACATTCCTAAGAACTCCATGATTGACCCATTTGCTCGCGCCTCTATGGCGCTTGAATCATTTGATTTAGTACGCAACTCATCTAAGGCAATGGATAACGTTGCATATAATACGAGCCTTCGTTCAGAATCGCTAAAAAGATTTAAGCCAGGCTCACCTCAAGCTAAAGCTCGTAAACGAGCAGAGGCTGCTAAGTTTGAAATTGAGCAGTACCGCAGCGAAATGGAACCAAAAGTTGCTGCATGGGAAAAGGCTCAAGACATTGTCGGTCCAGCAGAAAAAGCTTTTAAGAAGGCAGAAGCTGCTCGCAACAAGGCACTTGCTCGCGCTAACAAGGCAACCCCAGCAGATGCAGCAAAAGCACAGACCGCACTGTACGCAGCAGAGGATGCTCTCTATGAAGCACGTGTAGCACTTGGCGAAGCCAATGATGAGCTGTCACGTTCTGCAGATGCCGTCAACGGTTATGCACAACTTATCAATAAGACTCGCAAAGACTGGGTTGAATACGAAACTTCACGCGGAGAAGCCAAGGCTGGCATTAAACGTATTGGTCAAGAAGACGATGTCATTGTAAGTTCTAGTGGCAAGCAGTACACCATCCAAGGTCTTGCAGACCCTAATGTACGTGGTGTCGGTCCATATATGTCTGAAGTAGATTCAGCGCAGAACTTCTTGACAACTTCTATGCAATCAGAAATTGCTCGCAAGCTTCGTGCAGACGGTACACGTTTTGTAAAGATTAACCGTAAAGACCGAGCAGAGTACATGAACGCTTTGACTCATATTGCTAACCGTCAGATTCGTAACGAAATTGATTTGCCTCTTGGCATGATGATTCGCAACGACTCCACTGGTCAGATTCTTGAGTGGTTGTACAGCCCTGCAGGCAAAGAGTACAGATTGCGTATGGGTAGCCGTTTCAATAAGGACCTTAACCGCGACGACTTAGCCAACTGGATTGATACAACCAGAGAGAAAATTTTCTTAATGTATCCAGACGAATCACTTCGTCGTACAATTTTAGACCGTCCAGTTACAGTTGATGAAGTTGATTCAATCTTGTACGGACGTCCAGATTTGCCAGAAACAATTGACGGTCCAAGTCTTAAGCTTAACGACTTGAACAATCTAGAACGTGGATTGGCTAAGGCTCAAGGTGGAGTTGACGCAGCATGGCGTATCTTATCTGCTGCTGAAAACCGCTTAGTACGTAATCCGTTGTTCTTAATCTACACTCGCCAAGAGATGAAGGCAATGATTGATTCAGCAGAACGTGCTGGCATCGAGGTATCTGAAGCGGTTGTCAATCATGAAATCCGCCAAGCTGCATACCGCAAAGCGTTGTCACGTGTTGAAGAAACACTGTACTCATCACGTCGCCTTAGCAACGGTATGTACGTGGCACGTTATGCCATGTCATTCCCTCTAGCATTCTTTAACTCACAAGCGGTAGCGCTTCGCCTATTGGCTCGTAACCCAATGAATGCATATTGGTACAACAGTATCCAGCAAGCATTTGATAACTTTGAATCATACGAAGACCAAGACGGAAATACTTACAAGAGCATTAAGGATGTTCCGCCAGGAACTCAAGTATCTGTAAAGTATCCAATCCCATCAGGGTTTGGAGATTCTTTAGAAAAACTTCCAGTTGTCGGCAAACTTGCCAAGCAAGCGCTTTCACCTTACACAGATTCTCGTGGTGGTGGAGTTCGCTGGAATCCAAAGCAACTTGAGTTCATGCTTGCAGACCCATCCGTATCTTGGTTCGGCGGTATTGCAATTTCCGAAATCGTTAAGAACGGTATCGGTGTTGGTCCATGGAAGATTTATGGTGAGCAAGTAGCGCAAGGATTGCGTAGCATGCTTGGCGATGACGTATATGAATCAAGCGTACTTTACGGTGGATACCCACAAGAAGGTGGCGGATTCGTAGAGACAGCAGCCAACGCTGTTATTCCTGGGTATATGAAG